TCTGGAGTGAGCGCGATGGCATGCACAAGCCTTCCGAAGTCCATTGCTGGAGTAGATTCCCGCTTTTTGCTGTAAAGCCACTTGTAGGGGCTTTTCACGAAGTCAAACAGCATTGACTTGGAAACATATCCTTCAAGATTTTGCGGAGTCGCCCCGTCCTTGTAGTATTCACGCCCAAGGTTATATTTTACGACTGCTTTCATTGTGCTGCCTCCATTTTCTTTTGTTTTGCGTCAAGCGACTTTGTGGCGATTGCCATCTTGTCGATTGTAATATCCTCCATTTTCTCGACTCCAAGAAATTTGCAGAACGCTTCTTCTGCCACTTGAAGTTCCTCCATGCGAGCTTGCAGCCCCATGATCTGAAGCGGTGAGATTGGCACTTTTTTCATTGTGTGGGCGGCTGATTGCCCGTCATCGTCCTCCTGTGCAATTCCGCAAACCGAAGCGAGGGAATAGCGTCGAAGGTAGGTTGTGGCCGCTCCAATTCCTTGTGCGTCCGTTTTGGCAGGAATGCATGATGATATTCCCGTAATGGTTCCGCCTCCAGTATGGGCCAAGCAGGTTGTCACACTTGCCATTGACCCGTCAAAAGAGGGGATTTGCAATATGCTTAACCCATTGGCCGAATAGACGGGACGAATGGTATTGAGCACCTCTGCCAAGTCTGCGTATTTGCTCTTGAAATGCGGATTTGTGCTGCCTTTTGTTGCGTTTTCCACTTCGCTTTGCGCTTTTGCAAGGGCGGTGAATAGTTCGGGTGTTGCGTTTTCTAGGTTCATTTTTTCGTTGTTTTATGGTTTTGCCGTAGCGGTGAGATCAATTTGGATATTTTCCTTGGGGTAGCAAGATAATTCTTCGACTTTTTTCATCACGTTGATTGCCTTTTGGCGAAAATGAGCGTCAAATTTGACTAGGATTCTGGTTCGTTGCCTCCCATGCATGACAGTCTGATGCGAGTTTTTCCCGAATCTTCTTGCGGTATAGTTTAGGGAATGCACCTCAGAATATATGGTCATCGCTAACCATCTAGGCTTGACGTATTCCATTAAACGGGTCTTACAAACCATTTTTGCGGGATCAACCTCAAATTCAGCGGCGACAATTTCGACAAGTTTTTCGAATTCGATCATTGGCTTAGAGCTGCGTATGTTGGTTGATCTTCGTATCTGATAGCATCTCCGTCCCAAAATGGGCCAAGCAAGTCGGAAATGATCATTGCTCCCTCAAGCTCAACTCTTGCATATTGACTAATAAATCGCCCTGTAATTGCATGGCCGTTTAGGTCAAGAAATCTTGCAGCATCGTTTTCATTTGCGAATTCATAGGTTGCAAAGGCTCCCTTTTCGCGTTTCGAGATTCTGATTTTCATGCTTTCTTTTCTGGATTAGCCAATAACAAAACGGCGATAATATCGGCAAGAATGCAAGCCCAAAAAATGTCATAATTCCATCTTTCGGGGATTAAGTGAGTCTGATGAATACAGTGATAGACTCCGACATGAGTAAGGAGCACGATTGTAAAAAATGCGGCTGGGTGTAATTTCATAGTTTGAAGTGGTGTTTGTAACGTGGGTGATTTTTGAGTTTTGGTGCGTTTTTGATTTGTGAAGCCGTAGCGTTCCAGCTTTGGCCTAAATAAGCAGCAATTTCTGTTTTAGTCATGCCGTTTTCCAGCATCCTGCTTGCGATGATGCTTTTAAGTCTTGATGCGTTCCAAGTGTCTTTCTGAGTCTTTTCCGCCATTATTTCAACCTTGCTTATTGGCGGGATTGCATTCTGGCAGACGTTTCGAATAATTTCACTTGGCAGCATTGCGAGCCTCTCTGATTGTTTTGGCAAGCTCTTTCCTTGCAATTCTCATAGTGATTCCGCTTGCCAGCCATAGCATTGAATATTTGTGGATATTCCCAAGGCAATCTCTCCAATGGAATGCATGGAATGCCATTGGGTTTTTCTCATACCATGAAGGCAATCTATAAACTATTCCATTTTCTGTTTTTTGGCGTTCGATTTTCATGTTTTTTGTTAGTTGAATTCTGCAATCATTTCGGGCTTTTCGTAAATGTCGATTCCTTCAAGGTCAAAAAGGTTCTTATAGACTTCAATTTCACTTTTCGGCTCCTGCCGCAATATATAAGCAATGGATTCTCCGCTCTCTGCCATCATTGCATAAGCTCCTTCCATCACTTCGAGATGCCATTGCAGGTCTGATTTAGCCTTTTCTAGCTTTGTCTCTCCATCTTCCGGGTCTGCAATGCTTTCAAGATACGCCAGCCGTTTTTGGTAAAGATTCTCTTCTCTAGCTTGTTTCACATTTTCGATGGTTTGATTTATTTCCTCAATGTCCACAATGCTTTGGGCATCGCTTGTGCATAGTCCTTCCGCCTCAAGTTGCTCGACTCTTTCGAGATACCAGTCTATTTGTGATTTATTTGTTTTCATGTTCGTTTAGTTTAATTAACACCGCCTAAATTAAATAGGCGGGATTATTTGTTTTTTGTTTTGTTTAAGGTTCGCTACAACTAGGCCGTAAGCTAGGCCGTGAGATTTAGGAGATGCGAATTGGCATGATTACCCCAAAAGCATCATAGCAAGCAGGTTTTTCCTCATCATACTTCCCGCTGCTTGTTGGAATTACTTTAATTGGTGCTTGGTCAAAATTTCCAGCATCAAATTCGAGAATCACCCCTTTAGTTCCCATCGCGGAAGCAATAGCGAAAAGCATTTCAGCATTTAGGGCTACTCTCCGCAATGTTTTTCCTTCCTGATCTGGGATGACTTGCCTCCAATTCGGGAAGTTCCCAAGGTTAATTCTAGGCAAGCTAGAACCATCTTGCAAGGCAATGGTCTTTTCCAAGCATTCTAGGCTAGGTTCTAGGTTTTTCTCTTTCCTGCTTGCTTTCAAGGCTTGGATTGAGACGTACCCAGAAACGTCATTTTTTGATAATTCCACGGGGATAACGACAAGCCCTTGGCCGTTTGTAGCAATGAGATTCCCCTTGCCATTTTCAACTTCCAAAAATGGGGATGTGATGACATGGCGGGTTTGGTCATTGCTTGCGATTGCTTCAATCTTGATTTTCTTATTTAGTTTCATTGGTTTGGTTTGGTTTTGTTTAAGGTTTGCTGCAACTAGGCCGAAAGCTAGGCCGTGAAATCAGTCGAACCATTTTGCGGCGACTTGCTCCGCCAAGTCTTCATATTTCTCAGACGTGGAGCAATTACGGGCAAAAAATTTCCCGTGCAGCTTCGCATAATGTGCCGTGATGTTTCCGCTTAGATATTCACACATCCGGAAAATCTCAACACCTCGCACGGTTTGCCATTTTTCGGGCGGTAATACTTCCAAGGCTTCCCACCATGATTCCTCCGTGATTTCTTTCCAATCTCCGCAATGCTTAGATTTTTGTGCCTCTTCCATAATCGGCAAGGCTTCATCCAATAGCATGATCCGAAATTCAGAACTTTCGACTTCCCGCCTTCCGTTTAACTCTCGTAGCATGTTTTCAAACAGCTCGCCAGTGTAAGGGCTTTTAAGTGTTGCCCCCTCTTCCGCAAGGCACGCGGTCTCAATGTGGATTTTTCCAGGCTGGTAAATGCAATAGTGCGTTTTCATTTTCATTTTTTGGTTTAATGTTTAGAAATCCCCGCCGTAAAAACATTCATCGAACTTTGCAGCATCGAAATCACGGCTTTCTTGCTTTCCGCATTCATCCTTGCCGCACGATACGGATTTAGCAGACGGGTTGTAAAAAACTTGCTCACCCCGCTTCACCTTGCCTTTGCAGCAAGCGCAAGTTGAATCGAACTTGGCAGAAATCCACCTAGGGTCATTGGAATAGTAATTGCTTCTCATTTTCTTTGTTTTGTTCGTTGTTTTGTTCGTTGTTTTGTTGGCAATGCCAGACCCTTTCGGGTTTCGTCTCTGCCGAGACTCATCAGTGGCGGTTCAGTGCGTCAACGTCACTTCGCAATGAGTAAGTTTGAAAAACCCACCCAGCACCGTATTGTTTGCCGCGATATTTGACAGCACCAAGTTTGCGTGACGCTGTTTCCTCCGCCATGAATGCCGGGAGATAATAACGAGGATTCCCGTTCAAGTCGCTATTAATGCGGGTAAAATCTGATTCTGTCAATTTTTTCGTGTTTTTCATGTTCTTTTTTTGGTTTGATGCTGCAACTTAGCGAGGTTACTCAGCTTTCTAAACTGTTCTTGTTGTTCGTTGTAATCTCTGACTACCCTATCCGAAAGCGGACATGTCCCGAATGGAGGGATGTAAGTGCAAACCTCTTTACCGATTTTATGACCCTCTACAAGAACTCCAATGTATAGTGGCATCCCGGCAACTTGGCGGATTTCTCCGGTATATTCGGCGCGATCACCTTTAACATAAAAGCTGTTTACCTTATTAGCTAACTTGTTTTCTTCCATTTTCTTTGGTTTGGTTTGGTTTGGTTTGATGCTATGTATGTGTGTGTTAGTAGATCAAAAAGACGCGTCGAAATCCCGTGTGATATCCACCGGGAATCCATCATAAAAATGGATTACAAAACGATCACCCAAACCATCGCTTAGGCTCTTCTGGAATGAACGCATACTTGTTGCGGAAAATCCGCGTGATTCTAATCGTTCATTAATTTCGCGCAACACAGAGTATGCATAGGCTAAATCGTAGGTAACCTCGTGCGTTTGCATTAGTTGTTTCATTTTCCTTGGTTTTCTTTGGTTTGGTTTGTTTGTTGGGCTTTGTTTCGCTCAACCGGAGACAAGGTACTTCACGGATTCGGACTTGGCAATAAAAACTTTCTAATTTATTCACTTTTTCACAAGTCATTCATTTTCAGCATTTAGCATGAATTTGAATCAAAGGAAATCCATTCACTAAAAATCCGAACCCTTTCGAAACGCTATTCCCACCAATCACACACTTAATAAAGGCATTTTTAGTAGGCCTTATGCTCTTTTGGGTTTGTATTAGGCAAGGTAGATTGCAGAGGCTTTAAGTAATCAATCTGGCAAGCCTCTTGCTGGTCTTAGATAATTTTAATCATGGATGTTGATGATTCGTCAAGAGCCAATATCGATAGTCAAGCTTAAATCCTAGCAAAAGCGTTGATTATTTTTGATACCCCCCCAAAAAAGTAGTGTTCAAAGGTACATCGCGCTAGATTGATCAGAAATGGCCCTGGAATCGATCGGCGTGGTTTATGGGGTAAGACTAGGCAAGATCAATTCAAATCAATTTTCATCTAACATCATCCAAAAATGTAACATGGCACGGATTCTGTACTGCGCTATTATTGTTACATTGAAGCCGGTGATGTTCTGCAGAGTAGTGATAGCATGAACAAGTGTTCAGTTGAACAGCGGTGTGATGATTGAAGCTGAGGATTGAAACGATCGTTTGAATATGGCGTGAGGTAATAATGCAGGGATGTAATGTTACATTGCGACATTAATGCGTGTTCAAATGAGTAGTGTTCGGATGAACAGGGGGGGCGGGGGTTGGAAGTGGCCTATGATAAAAAATCGCTATCCATCTCCTCCCCAAACAAAAAATTGTTAAATGCCCAAACATTCTATTGACAAACCTACCAGCAATCTCTATAACCCCGACATGGCGCGTGGTGATTCATATCAACTTCAAGGGCAACAAGGTGGACAGGTATATACGTCTGCTGATGGTGCGATTACTGGAAACTTTCGTTGGATTCAGATTGTGAATGACACTATCTTTAGTGCGATTGCTAGTCCGAATGTAACGAATGCAAGTACTAAGTTGATTACGATTACGCATCCTGCTGGTACTGGGCTTGGAGGCTTGTTTACAGGCTTTACTGTTACGTCTGGCGTTGTGATTGCGTATACTGCTTAATGTCGCAGTTTAGGACAACTGGAGGCTTGGATGACCCTATTGCCGAAGATGGTGATAGGGGATTTACAGGTGTAAACAAGAGATTACAGTTGAACCAGTTAAAGGCTGGTGAGGTAAGAGAGTCCTTGAATGGAAGGATGGAGGGATACTGGAAACCTCGGAAGGCAGTGGTTGTGAAGAGCAGTGGGTTGACTACTGGGCAGACTCCATTGACTGTTCCATTCTATTTGATAAATCCACAATCTTCAATTACAGCATCATCAGTTCCTACTGCTGGAACATTAAACATTACTGTTACAGGACATGGATTTATTTCTGGAGATTACATCACAGGAACCATTTCTGGATTAGTTGGCAATGTGACTATTAGTGGTACTTATGTATTTACATACTTTGATGCTAATAATTTAAGATGTACGATTACTGGTCTTACAGCAATTACAACAGCAACTGGAACCCTGCAAGTACATTCTAAAAGAATTACTGCTGCAACTGTTTCAACTGGAATTCTTACTGTAACAATTACAGGACATGGATTTGGAGCAAGTACAACTGGATATTCCACGATTACTGGATTAGTAGGAACTGGAGCAGGGGCAGTAAACATTCCTATTGATGGGAATCACTTAATGACATATGTAGATGCTGATAAGTTATCTACACCTATTTCTGGACTTACTACAATTACAGATGGAGTTGGCACATTGTCAATAACTCCGATCAATAATAATGCAGTATCCAATGTTCGTGGATCTTGTCTATTTAGTGATCCATCACAAGATAGCAAAGAGTATATCATCATTGCTTTAAACAGTGTTGTTAAGAAAATTGATTTAGAGACATTCCAATCAACCAATCTTACGCTTCCATTAGGAGAATCTATTGATGGTGATGTTGATATGATTCAAGCCTTTGATAAGGTGTATATCTTTAGGGAAGGTGACCAAGCATTAAAGTGGAATGATGGATTAAGTACTCAGTTCTATAAAGTAGCTGGAGGCCCATATTATCAACCAGTTCGATTTGGTGTTGCTGTAAATGTCGCTTGGAACATTGGATATGCCACAGTCACAATGGAAGCTGGAGCATTAAAGCCATTTAGCGGAGTAGCAACAGCAAATGGAACTCAGACATTGTTAATTCCAGAATTCTTTGATAATGGAATTCAAAGATCATATACTGATGGATATTATGATGGAACAACAGTAACAATCAATAGTATTGCAAGAACAGTATCTGCGTATATTGGATTGACTGGACAATTTACTATTGATGGTGCTGCAATCACAAATGGAACATCATATTCATTTACTAATCTCCAATGCCATACCTTAAAAGAAGGTGAGGCTCTTGAAGTTCTTAATGT